AACACAGACCACTGTATTGCGCGGTGCGTTTAATACAGATATGGGTACAAAGAAAGAGTTCTTTGACAATATTAAACTACAACAAGACTGGGCATCAAAATGATAGTGCAAGTACCAGCTGAAGGCATTATGCAAACGAACGATTGGGGAGACTCAAAAGTTTACCGCGTTACGTGCGAATGCGGTGCATCGGATCACGATCATCATGTATGGGTAGAAGCTGACGGAAACGATGTCAGTGTTACTGTCTATACAACTGTACGAAGCAATTGGTGGAGTAAAACTCGCTGGCATGCTATTTGGACATTGTTAACTAAGGGCTATATTGATACAGAGTCTACTGTAATCATGCGCAAACAACAAGCATTTAATTATGCTCATACATTATTGAGTGCTGTTGAAGATGTTGAGGAATTTAAAAATGCAAAACGCCAAAGACATAACTGATAATTTAATAAATCGTCTTCGTAGCTCAACATTACAGTTGTTCGAGATTAAACGAGAAGTAGGTCCTAATTGGATTCCAAACGGAACTATTCCTTTTGATATTACAGCTAAAAACGGTGTTGCTACTTTCAAAGTATACGCAGAGTTTTTACAAGACGCAGAAGATCAAGTAACACAATTTTTAGAGAAAGATGAAGATGAGTAAAATTAAAATCGCAGAATTATTTTATAGCATACAAGGTGTTCATTAAAAGTGTATATTTCCTCGCCTTGTATAAATAAGTGTGAGGAGACACTTATGCCTAAACAGTCTAAAGAACAAACACAAAACCGTAGAAAAAAGAATGACTTAATGAGAAAATTTGGAATAAACAAAAATCAATACGATTTTGTTCTAAAAGAACAAAATTTTGTATGTGCTATTTGTAAAAATCCAGATCCGTTAGAAAGAGCCCTTGCGGTAGATCACTGCCACACTACTCTTAAAGTTAGAGGATTGTTGTGTACTAATTGTAATACAGCTCTTGGAAAATTTCAGGACAATGTTGAATACCTTAAAACCGCAATAGATTATTTAGATAGAAATTTTGAAGTTCCGTTTATAGAAGATACTATAACTAAAAAAGATCGTGATGATAGACCTAATTGGAAAATGTTAGTTATAACTCCAGACGGGAGTTTTCCGTCTTTACAACATGCAGGAAAACATTATAATGTTAATGCTACTACGATTAGAAATTGGTGCTTGCCTGGAAAATATAAAAAAGAAGGTTATAGTTGTGAGAAAAAATATATGTCATTAAATGAAATAAAGGAATATTGTAATGTCAAAGATTAAGATAGCGGAACTTTTCTACTCTATACAGGGAGAGGGTAGATATATGGGAGTGCCCAGTGTGTTCCTTAGAACTTTTGGATGTAATTTCCGCTGTCAAGGTTTTGGTATGCCACGTGGTGAGTTAAGTACGGAAGCCGAAGATATTGCTACTGTAGTACATTTATATAACAAATATGAAGAACTTCCACTAGTGTCTACTGGCTGTGATAGCTATGCTAGCTGGCATCCTAGTTTTAAGGACCTTAGTCCAATGCTTACTACAGATGCTATAGCAGATCGTATTATGGAAATTCTCCCATACCATCAATGGCAAGACGAACATTTAGTTATTACAGGTGGAGAACCTTTATTAGGCTGGCAACGTGCTTATCCTGATCTTCTAGATCATCCTAACATGCTAGCATTGAAAGAACTTACATTTGAAACAAACGGAACTCAAGCATTAACGGATGACTTCCAACGTTATTTGCTAAAATGGCAAAAGAGCGAAGGGCAGTTGTATGCCAGAGATGTTACATTTAGTGTTAGTGCTAAGTTAAGTAATAGTGGTGAAAAGCGTCAAGATGCTATTCGCCCAGATGTATTGCTACAATATCAAGATGTAGGCTATACATATCTTAAATTTGTAGTAGCAACAGAAGATGATGCATATGAAGCTATCGAAGTTATGGACATTTACAGACTTGCAGGATTTACAGGCGCAGTATATCTAATGCCAGTTGGTGGTGTCGAAAGTGTCTATGCATTAAACAATCGTCGTGTAGCAGAATTGGCTATGAAGGCAGGCTTACGCTACAGTGATCGACTACAAGTGCCTTTATTTAAAAACGAATGGGGTACTTAACATGTTCTTTTATGCTTGCATTATTATTGGTTGGATACTATTAGTATTACTGGTTTTACTTTTTTTAAAAGGCGCTAGTTTTACCAATAGTGCTTGCACTGGTAATTGTAGGCAAGGAAGAGACTGTACTTGTATGGAACCAAAAAATGAAAAAATTGATTAAACGACTGTTAGGTATTGATAAGTTAGAAGAAAACTTAGCAGTACTTAAACAAATGGAAGCCGATGCACTAGCACGTACCGCAGAAGCTCAAAGTGCTGAAAAAGATGCAGTAGAATCTGAACGCATTGCCAAATTAACTCCCAAAGAACGTGCAACAATACGTGGCGAACCTTGGGTTAGTGTGTTGGATACACATGTAAACAAGGAAAACATTCGTAATGGCTTCTTTGAGCTTGACTGGAACCCAGAGTTTATAGTACAATTAAAGGCAGCTGGTTATGGTTTTGAAGGCGATCCTGAAGAAGAAATTGTTGATCGTTGGTTTAGAGATTTGGCCGCAAACATGCTAGCAGAGGCAGGACAGGATCCTAGTAGATCAAGTGCTGGTTTTATTAATGTAAGTAAATTAGGCGGCGGAAGAGCCGAGGTTCAATGACATATATTGTAGTCGATACTGCTAATACGTTTTTTCGTGCTAGACATGTAGTACAAGGTAGTGCTGATATTAAACTTGGCATGGCATTTCATATTACTTTTAACAGTATTAAGAAAGCATGGCAAGACTTTGGAGGCACACATGTAGTATTCTGTCTCGAAGGTCGTAGCTGGCGTAAAGATGTTTATAAGCCATACAAAGCTAATAGGCAAGAAACTCGTGCGGCTATGACACAAAAAGAACAAGATGAAGATAAATTGTTCTGGGAAGCATTTGACGAATTTAAAAATTTCATTACAGAAAAGACTAACTGTACTGTAATGCGTCATGAAAACTTAGAAGCAGATGACTTGATTGCAGGTTGGATACAAGCACATCCAGATGCAAAACATGTTATTATTTCGACAGATGGCGATTTTGCACAGCTAATCGGCCCTAATGTAAGTCAATATAACGGTGTAGGTGACTTACATATTACACACGAAGGAATATTTGATGCGAAAGGTAAACCAGTTAAAGACAAAAAGACGGGAGAGCCTAAGCCTGCACAAGATCCAGAATGGATGCTATTCGAAAAATGTATGCGAGGCGACACATCCGACAATGTGTTTTCGGCTTACCCGGGAGTTCGTACGAAAGGGTCAAAGAATAAAGTTGGTCTCATGGAGGCATTTCAAGATCGTAAGACTCGCGGATATAATTGGAACAATCTAATGTTGCAACGTTGGGTCGACCATAATGGTGTCGAACACAGAGTCCTAGAAGATTATCAACGCAATGTACAGTTGTGCGACTTAACAGCACAGCCTGAAGACATTAAGAATAAAATTAAAGAAACAATCAAAACTAACGCGGTGCCAAAAGAAGTTAGTCAAGTAGGTATTCGTATGCTCAAGTTCTGCAATGCTTGGGATATGAAAAAGATCGCTGATAACATTCAGCAGTATGCAGAGCCATTTCAGGCAAAATATCAAGGAGAAATTAAATGAGTGCAATTACAGATAAACTAGTTAAGGCTAACGAGTCATTTACAATCAATCGTTACGACAATGGATTTATGATTGAAGTCGGCGGACGTGATGACACCGACGATTGGAAAAATGCTAAAGTTATTGTTGGTACAGAAGAAGAACTGATTGACGCTATCAAAGAAGCATTGTCTTTACCATTAGCAGAATAAGGGGATAAACATGGCAACATGGACCGTTAGCACACATTATAAAAAATCTTGTCAAGAAGTTGAATTTTGGGTTCGACGTGAAGGCGAAGGTAAAATTATCACTACTAACGGTTTCCGTTATGGTGAATGGACTGTAGAAACTACAGACGACAATCCTCCAGAGTTTGAGTTTACTTTTGTTCCCGGAGGCGATGGCAAGAAAGACAGCATCAATATGCTAGACTGTGAAGTTAATAATATTGAAAGTGTTGAACTTGTTGAAATGTTTGACGGCGGTTGCTGGTATGATACTGAGTTTGTAGATCTTACTGAAGAAGAGGAAGATGAGCTTCAAGAGTTCATTGATGAAAACAGCATCTACGATTTAGAGGATCGTGACGAAGACGGTTGGTATCAAGATGAAACTGAATGGTGGATCTGGGGACCAATTGAAATTAAAAACGAAGCTGGCGAAACCGTGCGTATTATCTGTGCAGATGCTGACGGCAATGTAGTAGATTTTGTCGAAGAATGAGAGATAAATACGTACATTACTCGGGTGCCGTCAGGGCCCTTGTAATATTAAGGAGAAAATTATGACAGAGATACATGCCAAGCCTATTGTGGATGGTAAGTTTTGGATCGTAGAGCAAGACGGCGCTAAGATCGCAACACTACACAAAAAAGAAAACAATAAATTCATACTGAGCAGTACATCAGGTGAAGTTATGTTTAACAAAAAACAAGACCTTACCAAGCAATTTGGAGAAGGATTCTTTTTAAACAACACTAAAGTTAAAGTTACACAAGCAGAACCTAATGAATGTCACGGGTTTGCCACAAGTGTAAAGCCTTATAATAGTATGTATGATGTAAGACGCAAACTTCCATTGTTTACCAAGAGCAATGCTAGTAAAAGTCTATACTGTGCAGGCTATTATGTAATTAAATTCAATAAAGGTTGGGTTAAGAGCTTTTGTCCTAAGGTTATTACTTTAGAACGCAATGAGTATCGTGGACCTTTTAAAACTGAATTTGAAATGAAACAGGTACTTGCTAATGCAAAATCAGATTAATCTAACACCAATCACAAATCTTATTCAAGTAATCAGAAGTGCTGAACTTACTCAACAAAAAGAAGTAAGAATACCTATTCAAGCGGCTAGGTTGTTAAGTTTAGCACTTGCTGAAATACAAGATAAGCTACTACAAGATTACGAAACGTTGTTTAACCAATTAAAAACAAGTCAAGATACTGAAGTTATTAGTGTTACAATGGATGGTGGTGGTTTTGAAGACAAATAAAGATAAATATATGCGTACATTACCGGGACGCATATTATGGCAAGACCAAAACCAAAGATACTATTAGAACACATTAACAAGAAAACGTACAAAGCCGAACAAGTATTAGAGGCAGAGGCCATCTGGGCAGTATTCTATAAGAACGAGCCTTTTAATCTAAAGTCATTCAATAGCCTTACCAGCTATCCAGGCCCGAAGTACAAAAAAGTTTCTTTCTCAAATCCTGGCCATGCACATAATTTGGCAAAGAAATTGAACCAAACTTTTGGTGTCGACGATTTCCAAGTAGTAATGCTAACTCAAGGCACTATAATAAAATGATAACACGCGATGCCCTAACTAAGATTTTTTTGCAACAATGGGGCAAGAGTACAGATGATGCCAATTTACAACTGTTCAGTCGTAAATGGTGGCAAAGTACTAGAGCAGGTAAACAAAATAATTTTCGTTTAAGTGAAGAGGGCTATGAATTTTTAGTTCAAGAATTGGATTTGAAAGAGTACGAGATTCCATTTACTGAACCAATCGAACTAAGTCCCCAAACTATCATATTTTTGGAAAGGTATGTTGATTGTCCATATTACCTAACTCCAATGTCAATCACTGTCTTTTCAGAACGCAAAGGTTTTGAGCTAATGTTGTTTTCAGACGACATTAGAAAATTTGGCATAATTAAAGCCATGAATGAGCGAGAAAAAGAACTTGCTAACACAGATAACAGTTGACATACACTCTACTTTCCTATACAATACATACTTACACAGCGTTATTTTAAATAACATTTTTTTAAGATAGGAACTAAAATGCCAGAAATTTCCAGCCGTACAGTGGGCCCAAGCGGCGCCAAAAAGTCTTTGCGTAAGGCTTTTAAAAATAAGCGTCCAATTTTCCTTTGGGGTCCTCCAGGTATTGGCAAGTCTGATATTATTAAACAGTTGGGTGAAGAATTAGAAGCTCACGTAATTGATGTACGTTTGAGTTTGTGGGAACCTACAGATATTAAAGGTATTCCATATTTTGATAGCAACGATGGTACCATGCGCTGGGCACCTCCTGCTGAATTGCCTAGCAAAGAACTAGCAAGTCAGCATAAACAAATCGTCTTATTCTTAGACGAAATGAACTCTGCGGCTCCTGCTGTACAGGCGGCGGCTTATCAATTGATTTTGAATCGTCGTGTAGGCACTTACCACTTGCCAGACAATGTTTCAATTGTTGCGGCTGGTAATCGTGAAACTGACAAAGGTGTTACATTCCGTATGCCTGCTCCGTTGGCTAACCGTTTTGTACACTTGGAAATGACTGTTAACTGGGATGACTATTTCGAGTGGGCAGTTGAGAACAAGATCCATAAGGACGTAGTTGGTTTCTTGAGCTTCTCTAAAAAGAGCTTGTACGATTTCGATCCAAAATCTAGCTCACGTGCTTTTGCTACTCCACGTTCTTGGAGTTTTGTAAGCGAATTGCTAACGGATGATGACGTAGATGTAGATACACTAACAGACTTGGTATCAGGCTCAGTTGGTGAAGGATTGGCTGTTAGCTTTATGGCCCACCGTAAAATTGCCGGCAAAATGCCTAATCCAAGCGACATTTTGAATGGCAAAGTTAAGAAAATGGACTCTAAAGAAATTAGTGCCATGTACTCTTTGACTGTGTCTTTGTGCTATGAATTGAAAGATTCTTGCGAAAAGAACGTTAAAAACTGGAATGATCAAGTTAACAACTTTTTCGAATTTATGATGAATAACTTTGAAACAGAATTGGTTATTATGGGTACTAAATTGGCTTTGAGCACTTACAAACTGCCATTGGATCCAGATGAAATCAAATGCTTTGATGATTTCCATGCCAAATACGGCAAGTATATTAGTGCCGCAACTGAGAAATAAATCGGTTTAAGGCTATTTGACACCTCCTTCGGGAGGTGTTATAATATATACATACAGTAAAGGAGCATCGATGTCACATACAGATCCAATTATCGACAAAATTATCGTAGCCCGTGTGGGTCTACTACTTCGCCATCCATTTTTTGGCAACATGGCTACACGCTTAAAAATTGAAGAAGGCTCCGAATGGATGGGCACTGCCGCTACCGACGGTCGCACTATCTATTTTAATCGCAAATTTTTTGAACCACTTAGTGTTAAACAAGTTGAGTTCGTTATTGCTCACGAAATTTTACATAATGTGTTTGATCATATGGGTCGTCGCGAAACTCGCAACCCACGTATTTTTAATATTGCCGCAGACTATTGTGTAAACGGACAATTGGTACGTGATCGTATTGGCGAACACAAAATCGAAGGCATTCAAATCTTCCATGATCCAAAATACTATGGTATGGGTGCAGAAGAAATCTATGACAAGATATATGATGACATGGATGAAGAAGAACTTAACCAGTTGGGTCAATTACTTGACGACCACATTGACTGGGGCGAGAATGGCAAAGATGGACAGCCAAAATATAGCAAAGAAGAACTAAAACAAATTCGTGATGAGATTCGCGAAGCTACAATGCAGGCCGCACAGGCCGCAGGTGCTGGTAACACTCCTGCTAGTGTACAACGCATGATTAAGGAACTAACAGAGCCTAAGATGAATTGGCGTGAAATCTTGCGTCAACAAATCCAAAGCACTATTAAAAATGACTATTCATTTATGCGTCCTAATCGTAAGGGCTGGCACATGAACGCTATTTTGCCAGGTACACAATATGATGAGACAATCGATATTTGTGTAGCAATTGACATGTCAGGTTCAATTGGTGACGAGCAAGCTAAAGACTTCTTGTCAGAGATTAAAGGTATTATGCAAGAGTACAAAGACTTTAAAATTAAAGTTTGGTGCTTTGACACTAAAGTCTATAATGAAGCAGACTTTGATGGCTATAACATTGACGAGTTTGACTACTACGAACCTATGGGTGGTGGCGGAACTGAGTTCGATGCCAACTGGGAATACATGAAGGAACACGATATTCAACCTAAAAAGTTTATCATGTTTACAGACGGTTATCCTTGGGGTAGTTGGGGTGATGAAAATTACTGTGATACAGTATTCATTATCCATGGAAATGATAAGATTGTTCCACCGTTTGGTGAATATGCATATTACGAATTTGCTACGGAAACTGCATAATGGCTTTAAAAAATGGTAAACCTAATCCTTTAGATTATTACAATCTACGCAGGGTTGAGTTTGCCTGCCCTCATTTTAAGTACACAACTATAGATAAATTCAATCCACAGCTAGCCAAATCTATCGATGCTTGGATACGTAAGAATTTAAATAATAGGTACTATGTAGGGCAGGGCATTACATTAGATTCAAGCAATACGATAGTTTATAATACACGTATTGGATTTGAAAGTGAAAAGGAACTTAGTTTTTTCACGATTGCATGTCCGCTCCTACAAAGTAGATAATTAAATTAGTACTTTAAGGAGAACTCTAAATGAGTGATGAAACTACACAACAACCAGCACAAGCGGCTGATACTACTGCACCAGCAGGACAAAATTCTAACGAATTAACAATTAACGATTTGCAAGCAATGAAAGTTATCATTGATATCGCTAGTTCACGTGGCGCATTTAAGCCAAATGAAATGGTTGCAGTCGGTCAAACTTACAACAAGTTAGAATCATTCCTAGACACAGTAGCAAAACAAGCTGAAGCACAAAAAGCATCCGCACCAGCAGGAGCTTAATATGGCCGAAATAAAACACGTGGCTCGTGTTAAAGCTACCAACAAAAAATGTTTGGTAGCTTATCGCACTTTGCCTGGCGATGCACATCATTGCCTAATCGTTCCAACAGAAAATATGCCTGACATCTATCACGATGCTATTATTAATCTAGTAGAAAGTGGTAGTGGTCAAGATGCATACGAGTTTGCAGATGCATTAGATCGTAATCAATTTCCAGATGGCAGTAACATGCTACGCTGGTTGCATGGTAATGGTCGGTTAATCAAAGCACCTACAAGCGATATTGAAATGACTCCAAACACACAAGCTAGTATTTTGTTAAGCGAGTTAAATCAAATCATTGCTGAACAGCGTGGAGTTGCTATCGATGATTTGTCTATTAAATCAGATACAAAAGAGAAAACAGAAGCTCGCCGTATTGAAGATGTAGAACAAATTGATACGCCAATCAAAGCTGATACAACAAGTGCTAAACCAACTGCAACTGTAGAAGTTACAGCACCAGCAGAAAATGCTAGCCCAGAAGATCAAGCAAAGTTCTATCGTAGTCAAGCAGATCGTTTGAGCAAGCAAGCCGCTGAAATGCGCCGCAAAGCCGAGGAGTTGGTTCCGACCAAAAAAGCAAAGTGACGAAATCGGGAAGAAATCTTCCCAAGGACGTCATTAAGCATTGGCCAGAAGTCTTCGGCGATGTACAGTTAAATGTAGTACCCTTAGGGTACTTACATACCGTACTGGTTAATTTTAAAGATGGTAAAACTTGGGAAATAAAAATAACTCAAAAAACCAAGCGAGATGGATGGCATGCCTTCGAAAGGAACTTGGCCGAACTAGTTAAAAATTACGAAGAAAAAATTAGTGATATCGATTTTAAATTAGATACAAATCGAGTTAAAAAAGATATCGAACGTAGTACACAGAAATTTTTACGAAAGAAAAAGTTATAATGAATGTTAGATTACTTAGTTACAGCCAGCCAACTGAAGAATTTGCTAGCATGGGAATCACTGACGCCCAAGAACTCATTGCCTTCTGTGCCCGAGTTTCAAACCCAAGCAATCAACTCAACACAGAAACTAGTGAGAAGCTTATCAAGTATCTCATCAAACACCAGCATTGGAGCCCACTTGAAATGGTCTCAGCTTGCATCGAAATTACAACAACTAGAGACATTGCCCGTCAAATCCTTAGACACAGAAGTTTTAGTTTCCAAGAGTTTAGCCAACGCTATGCTGACCCGACAAAGGATCTCAACTTTGTACTTAGAGATGCCAGAAGGCAAGACTTCAAGAATAGACAAAATAGTGTAGAGCTAGACGTTCACAATAATGACG